AATTATCGTCTGGTCCACTTGGTAAGTAACTACTTGGTACGCGTAAACCACGTGCTAACTTATTGTTAAAGTATCGTAAGTCATCAATTTGGCCTAAGTTTTCGCCACCTGGCAATGTATCAACTTTAGAACCTCGTCCTTCTGCAGTTTGCGGAAAGAAGAAGTCTTCGTTAGTTGACAATGGGTTATACGTAGCATCCATTGAGTTAGCGCCGCCATTTTGCGTAGGAATTCGTCTTTGATGGATTTCATTCTTAACACGTTCTACGAAACTCATTGCCATATGACTTGGCATATTGCCAACATCAATATAAAACACACGTCTTTCCGGTGCTCTTTGAATTCTGTAAATTAGAATAGCATCTTCTAGCATTTCCTTTTGCTTAAACACTTTATAAATGTTTTCTAAAATGCTAGTGCCAAATGGCCAAGCAACATCAAGGCCTTCAGTTAAACTCAAATGCACAACATGTTTAGCATCGATTACTGATTCTTTCATTGAGTGCTCGAAACGACTTCCATTATTATTTAAGTTGCCGCCACTAACAGGTGCTTGTGTATTGGCTGTGTACCCACCGCGCCCAGGATTAACTGCAAAGTCGTCTGTGTTTTTTGCCGCAACTGTTAAGTTTTGGAAGTTTGGATTAATATCAGTAACAATGTACTGCTCTGGTTCCTTTCCTTCGCTTTCGTTAACAATCACTCTCGATACTTTAGTAGGTTCAACCCACATAAGTTTAAAAGTTTCTGGGTCTCTGATGAATACTTGGTCGCCGTACTTAATAGTATTACGAAACATTTTAAATAAACGTTCGTCCAAGCGATTTAATTTAACCCACTGTTGTAATTGCTCAGTTACAATTTTAACTTCGTTATCCGTTGGTTTACTTTTGTAATTAACATCAAACGGACTCATTGTAACGTCATCTGCTTGTGTACTAAATTCAGAAATAATATCTAGACAAGCGTTTACTTCACTGTCCATATCCATGGATTCATATTGGTTGTAGCGTTCAACACGGTTGGGATGTCCTGTGTAAACTTCGGGAAGTTTGCTTTGGTAGTTTCTAAATGCGAAATTACTTGCTTGTGGTGTAGTACCACTAGCAGGCCCACCTAATGGACTAAACTGTCCTGATGTATCAGCAACTTTGAAATATTTTTTCCACGACATTTGCAGAACCTGTTTTAATTAATATTGCTGTATTTATGCTGTTTAATTAAGTATTAGAATTATTATGCCATAGTCGAAACTAATTGCTCTGTCTTTGTAACTAATTTATTTGTATTATAAGCAATTTTATCTAATTTAGCACCCATATTATTTAATGCATCTGTTTGTGCTTTGTTATTTTGTTCGATTTCAACTGGAATATTGTTTTGGATTCCGCCTTTATTTGGATTATAGTCTACTTCCGGTGCATTAAATCTACTTAGAATTTCATTAACTTTATTCCACAATTCCTTATTCTCGGTGGTTGGTGCCATTAGTGCTTCTCCTGATCTGCCAGAAGCACTAATTAAATTCTTTGCTTTGTTCATAACAGCAGGCTCAACTTGTGTCATATTCATACCTTTGCCTAGCACTTTTGACTCAACTATTCCTTGGAAACCTGCCCAACCATCTTTGTGCTTAGCGGCTCCGCTAAACTGTTTAAAGTAATCCTTTCCTAGTCCAAACTCCTCAAACATCGAAGCTGTGCTTTTAACACGGTTAATGCGCTCTTTTTCAATTTTAGTACTAATGTCTGCTAATCTTTTATCAATATCATCGACTTCGGATACAATTTCTGCCATTCGCTGACGGCTCGCTTCATCTTTTGGCTGTGTCATGCCTCCAAATCCTGCATTTCCTAAACTTTTATACTCGTCTGCTAATTGTGTTTTATTATTTAATAATTGTTGTTTTGCAATTTCTGTACCGGTTGCATTTCTTGCTGCATTTATTGGATTTTTGTCTAGGAACAAATTAAACGCCGCCTCAGCCGCCATGTTAGTTGCACTTGCAAACTTTTCTAACGCTGATGCTGCATTGTCACTGTTCATAAACATTGATGCAATTTTGGTATTAGCATCTTCCAATGCAACAACTGCTTTTGTTGCGCCTTTAGTAATATCGTCTGGTGATTTAGTTTGCGCTGTTTGTGTTTTTGTTGCTTTATCCAACTCCGTCATTGACGCAGTTACAAAATCCATATTCTTGGAATAATCTGTGTATATTCCTGCTTGGTTACCAGTTGCTTTAGCAAGTGACTTCATTGGGTCCATATTATTCTTAATAGCATTTTGATATTGCTGTAATGCTTCTATTCCAGTAATCTGACCTGAATTTAAACGTTGTTGAATTCTAGCAGATTCTCCGTTTGTACTTCTAAATAAACGCTGTGCCGCATCTGACTGTGTGAATCCAGATGCTTGGTCTCGCATACCTTGTGCTAATTCACCACTAAATGCAGATAATCCGTTATTAAGATTGTTCATTTGTTGAACTTGTTTAGGATTCATATCCTGTATAGTTGCACGCCATCTACTTTCAGCCATTGCTGCGTCGACAACTTTCTGTTGTTCTTTTCTGGACATACCAGTAAGTTTGGAAATTATATCCAACTCTTTTGCGTACTCTGCAGTGCCGTCCTTTAAAGACTGTGAATTCATTGACTGTTCTCTGCCCAATCTACGTTGTAAATCTGCGTAATTAATGAACGTTTCACCAATTTCTGCTGTGCTATAACCTAACAAACGCATTTGACTATCAATACCGTTAATTCCTTTTTTGGTTTCTCCTCTTAACTGTCCCATAGTTTCAGCAAATACACCAGATGCGTCGTGTGCTGTTCCTGTTAACGCCGCTAGTTGCTTACTAGAATTACTTAATAAACCCGTGTACATTTTTAAAGGAATACCTGCTTCTGCAAAATCCTCTGCTAGTCCTTTAATTCCCTTAGAACCTATTAAACCAATATCACTAAGTTGACCAAATGCTCCATAACCTGCTTCTATTTGTTCAACTGAGAACTCTGCTGCTTTACCTGCTTCGCCAATTAAACCAGCGATTCCGTCTCCAACAATTGGAATCATTTTCGCTAAACTTCCTAACCCATCCGATACCCCACGCACAGCAGTATTAACTACAGAAAACGCTGTGTTGCCTCGCCCAAGTTGTCTAGCGAAACCTGCCATTGACGAGGCGGTGTTTTTAAAAGCACTAGCAACGCCCTTTGCACTATACTCAACATCTTTTAACCCATTGCTTGTTTTACCAACATTTGATAAAAAGTCTCTAAGTTGCGCATCGGAAACTGTTTTACCAGCGTTAACTGCCTTTAATATAGAAGTTATTGCGCGTTGGAGTTCGTTATCGATGTCGTTATTATCTGGCATAGGGATTACACTTATAAATATTGATTATCTATATTTATGTGAGAACAACATGAGCGATAATCCATTAGCAGAATTTTTCAGAAGTCCTAGCATTTATTTGCAGTTACCAAGTAAAGGCGAGTTTTATCCCAACGGAGCTTTGGATATGCCAAAGAACAACGAATTGCCTGTTTATCCAATGACAGCAATTGACGAAATCACATACCGAACACCGGACGCTTTATACAATGGATCAGCAGTTATTAATGTAATACAAAGTTGTGTTCCGAGTATTAAGGATGCATGGGCGATACCAGGTATTGATATCGATGCTATATTAGCCGCAATTAGAATTGCTAGTTATGGACACGAAATGGAAATACAAACTACTTGTCCTAAGTGCGAAGAAGAAGCAGAATACGGAATTGACTTACGTAATGTACTAGAACAAATGCAATCAATTGATTACAAAACAAACGTAACTGTGGGCGACTTAGAGATATACTTCAAGCCAATGAATTACAAACAAATCAACGACAGTAATGTTGTGCAATTCGAAGAACAAAAACTCATCAATGTTATCGAAGATGCGAAAATGTCAGAAGAAGATAAATTAGCACGTTTGTCAGAAGCGTTTAATAAGATGACTAAATTAACAATTGATTCAATTGCGCAAAGTGTTAACTACATTAAAACACCAGACACGTTAGTAGACAACGATGAATACATTGCTGACTTTTTAACTAATTGCGAACGTAGTGTGTATACAAAAATTCGCGACCATATATTAAGTATCAAAAAACAAACAGAATTAAAACCGTTAAAAATAAAATGCAACGAATGCGAACATGAGTACGAGCAACCATTTACATTGGATATGTCCAATTTTTTCGGCTAAGGCTACTGGTTCTTGACGCAGTAGCCATTGGAAAATATGTAGATGATATGGACAAAGAGTCCAATAGCATTAAAGAAGAAGCACTACGAATGTGTTGGAATATGAGAGGTGGATTATCATACAACGAAGCATTACATCTTAGCCACAGTGAACGTGGTACCATTGGTAAAATTATCAAAGACAACTTAGAAACAACCAAGAAATCAGGATTGCCGTACTTCTAATGAATATTACAAACTACATTAAAGACATACACGATTTTCCAAAAGAGGGAATTGTGTTTAAAGATATATCGCCATTACTTGCAAATCCCCAAGCGTTTAAGCACGTTATCGATAGCATTGCATCTAGATACGCATCAAAAGGAAATTATTTAAATTATGGAAATCAATTTACAGAAAGTAGAAGATGAAACAAAGGAGTGGTTAGAAAACTTTGTAGATATCCCAAGGCAAGAATTAAATGGATTTGCGTTATGTCCTTACGCTAAGCAAGCAAGATTAAAAAA